AGAATGCAGTTGTAATTGCAACAGTTCCACTTGATATAGAATTGGGTGAAGTAATTGTTGCTGACCCAACGTTCGATGAGAACTACGTAATTCCAGAGAAGGGGATTCATATCGTTAGTGATGAAGGAATTCGATTACTATCTCCATGCATTGATATTCCGATTCCGGTGTTGTTTGGTGTTGAATATCTAGAGGACTCTACAACAAGTTTGACATATGTTCAAGCGTGGAGATTTAACTTCAATGCCGAAGCGAAACCCTACCTGATAAGGTTGAGATTTGAAACTTATAATTCCTCTAGTTGGGGTACGCAAGTAAGAATACAAATAGACGATACTACTACAATATTTGAGGACGAAATTATAACGGGTTCTTATGTACCTATTTCGTATTGGTATGTATGGCTTAATCCAGGGGCTGGTGCACATTACATTGACTTTGACTTTCGCAGAACGCATGGAGGAGGAGGAGGAGGAACTTCATACATCCGGAATAAGGGTGTATGTATGAGTAAAGTAATTCAAAACGCCTGTTCGTGGATTCCGTGAGGTGAATAGATGACGTTTCAAGAGACGTTTAAGGTGATTGATAACCCAGAAGGGTTTGATGTAGTATTCGACTCTACCAAGAATCTCGAGATGATTACTAATAGCGATAAGGTAGCACAGGATATTACGATTCTATTAAAGACACAGACTGGAGAAGATATCTTTCACCCACAGTTTGGCTTTAATTTCAGAAGTGTAGTCGATGCTTCACAACTATATGTGTCGAGCATTGAGTCAATCATAGTGGAATCATGGAACTATGAATCAAGGTCAATCTTAGTTAACATTAGAGTTACGATTCAAAATGTTGAATCCATTCAACAGATTAGGCTGGTGGTATAATGGACGGTGTGACAGAAGATGGATTTGTGATAAAGACATATGACGCTATAATAGAGGAGATGAAAATTCAAGCTCGTGGACAGTTTGGGAATGATGTTGACTTAAGTGCGACATCACCGTTAATGAAGTTTATAGAGTCAATTGCTCTTGAATTGTACCGAGTTTGGGAGATGGCTGAATCTCTATACTACAGTGGATTCTTAGATACTGCCACAGATGTTAGTCTTGATAGAGTTGTCAGACTTTTAGGCATTACAAGGATACCAGCAGTCCGCTCAACAGTAACTGTCCGATTTAGCGGTTCTAATGGAACAATTATTCCTGTTGATACATATGTGGGTACAGTTGACGGAATTAATTTCTACACCACTGAAAGTGGAACAATAAGTGGAGGATACGTTGACCTTGCTTGTGAATGTGTTATCTATGGAGATGAAGGAAACGTAACATCAAACGTCATTACGGTATTAGTTACATTCATTTCTGGAGTAACAGGAGTTAATAACGCTAATCCAGCTACTGGTGGCGAAGATGTTGAATCAGACTCTGACCTTAGACTAAGAGCTTCATTGACACTTGAAGGAGTTGGAAAGGCTACGCTCGCAGCGATTGAAGCTGCTATTCTCGCAATACCGGGTGTGATTAAGGCCAACGTCTATGAGGATACAATTAATCACTCTGTTGAGGTAATACTCAAAGGAATTACTCCTCCAAATCAGACGGTTGATGATGCATTAGATGCTTCAAGAGCCGCTGGGATACCAGCAACATGGGATAATCCGACTGGAATCGATATCTATATCAGTACGACTGTATCATGTACTAATCCTCCGTCCGATGCTGCTGACCAAATAGAAGCGAAGTTGGTTGAGCATATCACGAATCTAGATATTGGTGAAGATGTCATATATTCGAAACTTTATGACATCATCTTCAATGAATTTGACTGGGTGGATGATGTGACTGTATTGTTATTAGATACAGTTACACCTCCTGTAGGCACATCTAACATAACGATTGCTTATGATGAAGAAGCACAAACAGATGTGACCAAAGTGGTTGTGACGATAGCATGAGCGAAAATACTTGTTTCTGTGAACGATACATAATCGAGTCGGACGAGTATATCAAGATGGATTACTACTACACAGGTACTCCCGCAACTAAGCAATTCGACATATGGTATAGACACGCGGGCGATGGTATTATTTATAATACTACTGGGCCTTGGTCAATAATGCCACAGGCATTACAATCTCTGCTTTTGGGTGGATACATAGACCAGAATCAGTATGACTGTGGGTTGATTCAGTTCCACTATCTCGATGGAGATGAAGCCACTCAAAGGTTAATTAATCGTTTCACAGATGTATATGACAGGACGAGTGATGGTAATATCTACAAGATGCTGACTATACCAGGCGAGCAAGTAGGTATAGAACAATATGAGTTACTCAAGACTTGTTACTCACACTACATTGAATGTGCATTCGGCAAATCACTTGATAACATTGCATCTCTACTGAACCTAATACGTGAGACAGGTGAAACTGACGAACAATTTAGAGCAAGGATTCTGGCCAAAATTCCCGGATTCATTGGTGGAGGAACTATACCTGCAATAAAGAAGGCCGTGAGTGAATTTCTTGGAATTAACGAAGATGACGTAATCGTTACAGACGGCTATCTGTCTGGCGGTACTTATGGTAACTTTCGAGTTTCAATTTCGCTTGGTGTTGCCCCCGGCATAGGTCAAAATTGGGCGAGAATAGTTCAATTAGTAAATGAAGTAAAAGCCGCGGGAACAGCATTAGACTCCGTGGGGATTATAATCAGTGAGGTGGTTCACGTTAATGAAAGTGTTCAATTTGCAGTTACCACAAATACTGTACAGGAGTCAATAAGTGTAAGCGAAAATACACCCGCCGATATGTTCTTACATAGAACAGATATCACGAGAACAAATTCATTGAATGTAGTACAATAGGAGGTTAGAATATGAACATACAAGAACGACTGAAAGGAATCAAAGGGCACCTGAAGATAGAGCACCGTGGTCCTGACGGCAAACTCAAAGAAGTTAGAGAGATTGATAATCTAATCTTGACTGATGGATTAGAAATCTTCGCTGACTTACTTGTTGGGTCTGGCGGAACGCAAATAAATCCGGGACAGACTGCTATCGCTGTAATTGCAGCAGGAAGTGATAATACAGCACCAACGGTTGCGGATACCGACCTAGTTACACCTCTCCCATCAGACCGCGCTGTTACAGTAAACTCACAACCTAGCTCTGCACTTGCAAGATTCGTAGCAAATTTTACTGCTGGTATTGCAACAGGTACCTGGAGAGAACTTGTACTTGCTGATACAGACGCGGCTAAAGGGGCCAGAAAGTGTGCGAGTCGAGTAGTATTTGGTGACATGATAAAAGGTGCCTTAGACACAATAGCCGTGACGTGGGAAATAACATTCAGTTAAGTGAGGTGAGGCAATGAGCTTCACAAAGAAAACTTGGATTACAGCCGAAGTCATTCCAGCAACGGAACTAAATCGCATTGAGACAGGTATAGATGATGCTTACGACCAAGATACGGAATTCATCGGTACAAAGTTATTCGATGACGATTTATACATTAAGAATGCCGAGCAAGTAGATAAGGCTCTTTACTTACTTTACAGTTCAGTCAAAAGTGGTGAAATAAAAGCGCATGCCAGCTACGGAGCAATTATTAAGGACCTAGTTGGAAGCGGAATTCGCTTTAAAGATATTGCGGGAACTGTAGGAATTTTGGCAGGGTCCTGGAATGGAGTTGTACCCGAAAGTCACTTCTCTAGGCATAGAAGAGCAGGTGTAGATGCAGTATGTATTACACCAGACATAATTATTGATGCTGCTGGTAAGGGTGACTATGCAACTGTACAAGCTGCACTTTCTGCGTGTGTTGGTGGTGAGGCAGTATTGGTAAAGAATGGTACCTATTCTCCAGGAGTGAATCTAAACATTCCTAGTTCTGTTCATCTCTACGGACAAAGCAGAGAGGATACTATTATCAATCTTACTGCTACGCAAAAACTCCTATTGTCTAATAATTATGGCAAGTTATCTAATATCACGGTTCAGAAACTTACTGGGGGCTCAACCGGTAGTTTGGTAGACGTAACTGCAAACAGATGTAGTTTATGTGACGTTAATGTTGTTAACAACTACGGTCATGGCGTATACATCTTTACAGGTACTGGATATAATAAAATGCAGGGTTGTAACATTAATGCTGACATTGCATCAGGAAGTCTCTATCCGCTTTGGATAAGAGGAATAAATCACATAATTGTTGGTAATAACATACATGGCGGTTCAACCAATGTAGACGATGTTGTGTATATAGAAGGAAGTCGACATGTAATTGCAGCAAATAAGATTTCAGGACTTAATGCAGTAAATGTAGGTGGTATTACAATAGATGGCTCTTACATTAGAGCATTTGCAAATATTATAGCTGATACTTACTACCCCGGAAATGTTGCAGGAAGTTATAACATTTTTCATGGAAATTTGGCCGATTATGCAACGAATAACTTTATTGATTCGGGTGTAGGAAATATTGTCACAGATAACAAGAAGGTGTAATAATGGCGTACGTGAAGAAGACTTGGAATCCGGGCGACCACATCAACGCAGCTGACCTAAACAACATAGAGTCGGGACTTGATGACCTATTTAATCAGTCAATCACTTTAACTGGACATAAGAAGTTTACGGGAGTAGTAAGACCTAAAACTCCGAATGTCTCCGATATTAAGATTCAACTCGCAGCCGCTAATCGCCTTCAAATGTATGGAGCAGCAGCAGTTTGGTGTGCAGTCTTTGATGAGATATCAGGAAGTAGTTTGCCTGTCCTGTTCGATAATGATGTATTTCTCAAGACGATTAATGACGTTTATCCTGAACTTCACAAAACAAGACATTTGTATGCAGGAGCTGACAAACTTTTAAGAGCGCCAGACATCATAGTTGCACAATCTGGAGAGGGAGGAGATTTTATTGATGTTGCATCTGCAATAAGTACTATGTCTGCTGGTGAAGTGCTAATGATTAGAGAAGGCATATATAACATAAGTGGAGATATAGCACCTCCTGCTAGGTCAACGATAATGGGAGCAAATGAATATACGATTGTGCAATTCTCTACGAACCACGGAATTAATAGTACTCAAGATGGTATAAGAATCATGAACTTATTTGCAAAGAATGCAAGTATCACTTCAGGATACGTAGTTTCACTTTCGGGTGATAATTGCCTAGTCGATAACGTTAGAATAGATACATGGCATGCCGCGTTAGGTTTATCAGGAACTGGTTCAATAGCTAGAGACTGTAGATTTAACAATATTAAAGCATCACCGGCGGTATACTCAATTGGTCTTTCTGGTGCAGACCATAAAGTGATTGATTGTAAAGCATACAACGTCCATTCAGGCATATCGGTCGGTGCCAATCGAGCAATCGTTATTGGATGTGAATTTATAGGAATGGGAACTTCGGGTGCTATGCGGGGAATATACTTGAGAAACGCAGGAAGCAAAAGTCTAATAGAAGATAACATCATCGAGAGTTTCGGCTACAGTATCTTTAATGAGAGATTGTCAGGTGGTAATCACATTGTCAAAGGAAATACTTACTTTAGACCAATTTACAATCCTGATACTTCAACTTTAGTTACCGATAACTTTGATATGACTTAGGAGGAGTGAAAATGTCAATACCAACACCACCGTCAAAGCAATCATTTACGAAAAAGACCTGGGGCACTAATGAATTAATTGCATCGACAGAATTGAATCGCATTGAACAGTCGCTTGACGACTTATTCAATAATACTGTTACACTGACAGGCAATAAGATATTTGACGATTCTCTACAAGCGGCATTGATTGAGCTTAGCGGTACAGCTTCTATATATCATGACGGAACGAATTTGGTGTTTCGCGATGATGTGGGTCTACCGTTCGCCTTCACTAAAAACAGTGGTGCACCACCTGATGGGATATTACAATGCTCAGGATTAATTAATGGAATCAACTTCGCTAATCATCATTTAAGACATACATTACATCCCTGGACTCAACCTCCAGGTGAACCATGGAATAGAGTATACTCTGATATCCCCGACCCTGTTGCAAGAAGAGCGTGTGCAATAGTTGGCCCTCCTGGTTCAAATGCAGACTTTGAGGATATTAATAATGCGATTGATTATGTGAGAAATTCTAATTCACCATACACAGGAGGCAGTGTTGTATTCGTTAAAAATGGGACGTACGATTATGGTACAGTACACTTGTACGAAGGAGTGGACCTAGTTGGTGAGAGCTGGGGTGCCAGAATCGTAGGTGAAATTGAAGTATATACGTCTCCAGGGGAAGGACAATTGCAATATCATACAATTCAGGGGTTACGTATTGATGCAGATGGGCAACCAGGAATTAGTGCGGGTGATTCGCAAAGACTGATTGTACGCAATAATTTGTTTGTATCAGACGGTCAGTGGTGCGGAGTTAAACGATATTCAGGACCTAATGTTGCTGGAGATATAGTTTGCAACAATATATTCCTCAATGGAAATAGTCCTATTGATTTAGGTCCTAACAACACGACAGGAATTGGAAGACATTTGGTAGCGAATAATATCTTAATCGATACAAACTACGGAACTGTAGTTGCGATTAATATTTCGGGAGTATATTGTAGAGTTATTCGCAACATCTTATATGTAAGCTCAACTGAAAACACCGGAATTAACGTCTTGCCTAATTACTTTTCATCTAGTCCAGATACCGGTAATTGTTTAATTGCACATAACTATTTGTATGATTTCCAAAACGCGATTAAACTTAATAGTGATAAGAACTTCGTTCATGGAAATATCACACATGGCTATACTCCGGGTATCATTGATAATGGTGCAGGTAATCAGAAAACTGAAAATATCGAAGTGTAGGAGGAATAGAAATGGAGACCGAACTATTGATAGAGATAGTGATAGCAGTAGTGGCTATATGTTCGTTCATCGGACTATACTCGTTTAGCCCAACTTTCAGGAATCAGATACACGCATACCTGAAAAAGGCGTGGCGCGAAAACAGACAGTTCGTGTTCGGCATAATAGACGAAAGAATAAACGATATTGCCAGTGAGGTAAATGTCGAAATCTCAAAGCGAACCGACAAATACATACGTTACGAGATTTTGAAACGCTTCATTGACAATAAAGTGAACATCGGCTCAGAACATGCTGCCGAGTGGGTAAAGCTGGAATACAAGATAATACTCGAAGACATCATCGAGAAGAGTACTGAATAGGGTCTTCGAATCCAGCCACTTTAAATCCTTTCAAGCGTAGTTGGCATGAGTCACATACACCACACGCGAGCTTTTCACCTTTATAGCAGGACCACGTTAAGTGGTATGGTACTCCGTGTATCATGCCCATTTTTACTATTTCGGATTTAGTCATGTCCAGCAGGGGAGCTCTAATAACGATAGGGTTCCCTTCTACTCCTCTTTTTGTGGCTAAGTTCGCGAGTTCTTCGAATTTGGTGAGGAACTCTTTTCGACAGTCAGGATAGCCCGAGTAGTCCAGTTGGTTTGCGCCAATCCAGATTTCGTCGGCTTCCACTACTTCTGCATAACCCAAGGCTATCGAAAGTAGTATTGTGTTTCGTGCTGGTACGTAAGTAACTGGAATATCAGTCATCTTACTTTCATCGCGGTTCACTGGTACGGCAATTGATTCGTCTGTTAATGCGCTACCACCGATTGTTCGTAGGTCTATCTCAACAGTCTTTAAATCTCGCATCACACCATAAACATCTGGAGTTTTTGTATGCCTTGATTTCGCAACAAAGAAATCTACCACATTCTTAATTGCCAGATATTCTCTAGCGTGTCTTTGCCCATACTTTACCGATAGAGGAAACACCTCTCTCTGTTCTGCGAGTGCGTGTCCTATACATGTAGTTGAGTCCAAACCACCCGAGGTCAGTACTACTGCTCTAATTCGTTCTCTCATATGTTTCACTCCTTACTTCTGATATATGTATCTGCAATTTCCCCAGTCACTCTTTGAAATCCCGTAAGCATTCCATCAGCTCTAACTAATTGAAGCATTAGTTGAAATACCTCGTCGTAATCCTCTTTATCGAGTTCTTCCTTTATCCTGCGTTTTGTATTTTCTATCTCCTTCTCAAGACCTTCGCAAACTTCCTCAACCTTTTCTCTATCGAGTTTGATTATCATTCGCATCACCTTAGCTCGCGCATCTTTATGGTCAATAGGTGGGAAAATCCTATATAATTTTCAAGTCTCCCATATAGACTTAGTGTTTACAGATGGGGCCCAACGGGGGTTGATTATTTATGTTCAACCAGCATTGCGCCTCTTAGACCTATGTGTCTTAAGTTATATTTCATCTTGTGCATTAAAGTTTATTCTTTATGTCCTCAAGCATTTCTCGTAGATTTTTATGCTTTTCCTGCAGTTCATTGAAGGCTTCTTCAACACTTTCGAATGCTATTATCATCTTTTTAGCACCTTCTTTTATTTTTCCAGCAGCATTAGCAAATGCAGCTTCAACATCGATTTGAAGTTGTTCAAGTGCACTATCAATTTCCATCCTTGCCATTGTTATTTCATCTGGTTCTTCATCTTTCATTCTTTCCCTCCTTCAACGTATGCAAATGCATTGTGAGGATGAATCGACTCATAATTTACAACACGAACGTTGTACTTTCTTATTTGTGGATGCCTCTCTAGTTGGAGTTTAACTTCTCGCACGACATCTTCAACAAAACGTGGATTGTCGTACGCCATATCCGTAACCGCTTTTTCATCAGGCCGTTTCAATAGAGGAATGATAGGAGCACTAGCACTTTTAACTGCCATTTCGATAATCTCTTCAACCCAAACCCATCCATCTGTCCATGTAGTGATTGTGATATCTCCTCTCTGGTTGTGTGCACCTCCTGCACTAATTTCCTTACTACAAGGACACAACGTCGTAACGGGTATGACAACAGACAACGAAACATCATCATCGCAAACAGTGAACGTCACCATAACTTGCATTAGTGATTCAGATTTCGATTCAGGCGCAATAACCTTAACGAAATATGGAAATGTAACCTTAAGCATACCGCGTTTTGCTTCAAGTTTATTCATAATTTCAGGAAGGACAGTCATATAGAGCAACTTTATTGATAGCGGTTCATCGATTTCCTGTAGATACTCAATAAAACGACTCATATGGGTACCGCGCTGGTCTGCTGGCAGTTCAACTGATACTTCGAACGTACCAATCGTCTGTTGGAATCCGCGACTTTTGTCTTTTACTTCAATTGGCATGACGACATTTGTAACGCCTACCTGTTGAATTGTAACTCCTCTCTTGTCTTTTTGTCCTTGAACGTCTTTCATAATATTATCCTCCGAATATTTCCTTTGGTGTTTTGAATATGAGTTTGTAACCCGTAGCCATCTCAAGCGCATGATGTATTTCCTTTCCCTTAGGTGTTTGTAGGAATGCTTTAATTCCATCAGGCACAACTACTATACGAGTAAAGTCATCATCCTTAGATAACTCCTCCTTTGCCTTAACTAAATCATTAATTGGGTCTCCTTTTGTTTCCCATTGACTGCTATCTGTCTCTGACAAACGTTCAGCAATCTCTTCTTGTGAATAAACTCGCGGCTCAACTACTTCCCCTTCAGTTCTCTTTTTGATAGGTACAGGATTCGATTCAGGTGCGGTCTCTTCAACGCTAGGTATTGAAACAGGTAAAACTTCTTCCGGCTTACCCCCTGCTTTTTGTTTCCATTGATGACCGCACTTGATACAATAGTATTCATTCGTATCAATCATCTGTATGTTTCCTGATGTACATGCAGGACAAATTTTTGGTCTATCAGTCGTCATATTGGGCATCAATTGTTCCTCCCTTACGTTTAACCCATGATTTGACTATTTCCAATTTCTTTCCTATCATCCATCTTGCGATTGGTGCAGCATTAACTACAATATCGTCCTTTGTCTCAATACCAAAGCAAGCGTAAGATAAGTCAATACGATACGTTATAGTCTTCGTTTCGACCCCTTCTTCGGTTGCGATTTTTGCTTACCCGTAATGACTTTCTTCCTTACGAGTTTCTCCTTAGACTCCTCTTTCGACATCTGGCCATATCACCTTGTGTAGTTGTAGTTGAAATCGAACAGGCAATTTATCCTTAGTGATTAACTCAGCCAATTCTCTTGGCCAATTTGGAAATTCTTTAGTCACAACAGGTGAGAATAGTACGCCTCTTGCCTCTATCATTGCAGATGGTATGTGTCTATTGAGAATATCAACAGACCAATTATAGTCATGAACACCTCCAATAACGAACTTAATTTCATCAGTTTGTTCAAGCGTACGTATTAATTCTGCAATCTTTTCGTCCGACATTTTAATACCTGAAGACGGGGTCTTAATGTCAGCAATCCAAAATACATAAGGTAAACTCCATGGAATCGAAATTGTTCCATTGGTCTCTATCGTAATGACGACTCTACTATTTAATAGTGTTGAGAGCTTCATACATAGTTCCTTTAACTCATGATGAGGTTGTATTAGTGGTTCTCCGCCAGTAATACTAATGAATGCCAAGTGTTTATCAAGTCCAGCTAAATCGGGTTTGATGCACTCGATTATCTCGTCAGGTGTCATCTCATCATATGGAAGTTCATCACTTGGAATATCGACGACAATTTCTGCTGTTTCTCCTTTTCCAAGGTTTTGTTCAATTGCGATTTGTTTCCTTTTTTCAGGGTCGTATCTCTCTGGTTCCAACATTACGGCTTCCTTAGCACCCATCGCAATGCCCTTACTTTCTGGAAGGTCTCCTCTCGCATAGACTGTATCACAATAAGAACACTTGAGATTACATCCATAAGTCCTGATAAAAAGCATCGGGACTCCTATGAATGTCGACTCTCCTTGAACACTAAAGAATATCTCGTTAATCTTCATTATTAAAATCCCCCCTCCATTTTCTAAAAGTCGCATACGACTTTTCACTCTCCCATAGTTTGAGATTAAGCCACTCAATTTGTTCGAATGCATCAAAGAGAATCCTAGCGAAATGGACTACCATGTGTTCGCATGTTATTGCAGGAACTCCAACTTCCATGAAATTTTCTTCCGCTAAATTCTCTACAAGAGCGATGATACTAGGGCAATTAGCTCTTGCTGGAAGCCATGTACGGTGGTCGAAAGGGTCGAGTGTTTTCTTAATATCGTTAAAGTCAACAATCATTCCGTTCTCTTGAATTTCACCGTACAGCTCAATCTCTAGCTTCCAGTTGTGCCCGTGGAGACGAAAACATTTGGATGACTCATCTGTATGCACGATGTGCGCCGCTGCAAAATTCATTTCAGTTCTTATCTTACCTTCTATCATTAAAATACCCCTTCACTCACGTTGTTCTCTCCTCTTAATTTCATCATCCAGATAGAAACGCGCTTTCTTTAAATCAATTACAGGCGTTCCTTTCTTGTCACATCGGGCAATGTACTTTAATACATTCCCCAAATTGAAATTGAGTTTCCAATCATTTATCACGTCGATTGGTTCGAATTCTCTCCCCTCAGCATACTGTGGTGGATGTGCAACAACGTCGTTATCGCGAAATACCATACATTCACACTTTCCGTCAGTACAACGACCTGTCTCTTTGTCGTGATGTTCTTGATAATGACCACAAACGCAAACTCCCGTCATTTTACATCTCCCTCCGCTGCATCTTCTTTTACGCAAATCGCCTCATAAGGACACCATTGGCATCCAAAACCTGATTTCTTCTCGAATAGTCCTGCACGGACACTTTCCCTCACTTTTTCCAAGTTGCGATGAAACGCTTGAATTGAGGCGGGTTTCAAAGCCTCGTAAAACACACCCGGATTCTCACCAACGAAGATAATGCCAATGTACCTTACCTTTCTCGGTAATAATCCACTGACATCCACTAGGTGTGCATATCCAGCTAATTCCAATCGGTGCTTCGAGAAAGCACTTGAATGTTTAGGATAGTTACTTACCTTATAGTCAAGTACAGCGTAGTCATTTCCATCTTGGTCGATTCTATCAATCGTCCCATAATACTTAAGTTCATCGTCCTTGAGATATTGTTCTCGATACAAAGGAAAGAAAGTATTGAGGTCTGTTCCATTAGACTTCATAACCTCAAATCGTCTTTGCTCAATATCAATGAAATTAAGATAATGCTGGTCGTCAGGAAGATATTTGCTATACTCTTCGGTAATTGTAACTTCACCTTTTATTATCGCCTCCTTATCGATTCGGTCATACAACTTTTCCGCATCATCGTGAAACCATGTTCCAATCTGCATTGCATCTGGTAAATCGCCTTGAACCTTTTTCACCACCATAAAGTGAAATCGACGAGGGCATTGCTTATATGAAAGGATACCCGATTTTGAGAGAGGCACTGTCTCCATGTCGAAAGGTTCAAACCGCCTTACCACTTTATTTCTCCTTAGCCTTTCTAAACAGGTTATTGACTCCACACCAATAAGCGGCGTAGTTCCATAACTGTTGAGCTTGATATAGTGCTGGAATTCTTGAATCTGCAAGTTTCAATCCTTTGTATGACTCTCCATCGTCAGGATTAATCCACAGATTGACTTTCGTCAATTCGGCTGGTGTCTGGTTGTCAATTGAAGTTACACCAATTTCGTATAACTTCACTAACAGTTCAGGACTTCCAATTCCGAAACCGTGAACTTCCAACTTCGGGTTAATTTTGTGAATTGCATCGCAACAGAACTTGTACCTATCGAAGGTAGTCGCTGATTTTTCACCAGCAGATGAGCCGATACCGATGATATTACTGTTCATTTTCTCGAAGGCGTTAATACATACCAAATACTCCTTCTTCTCGTACCCTTGAAGTACGAAAACCTTTCGGGCTGGTGTTTCCAACGACAGAAACTTCTCTGCATTATCGATTGTTATCGCCTGTGCTTCAGCAACTGTCATGTTGCACTTCTCCAGTAATTTGGGTTTGCACAAGACATCCAACATTACAACTGCATCTGCTTCTACTGCGTTGGCCAAAGCAACTATTTCCTTTTGCTTCTTGAACCAACTGGTATCACCTTTATTCATCGCAATTATTGCAGAAGAGTCAATCATTAGACTATCCATCTTCCTTCTTTTTTCGATGATGTCCTCAATCATTGGTAGTTTACCCCTTGCGTGCAACACATAATATGCACTCATCAGTATATTCCTTTGCGGAAGTACACTCCAATCGACTCTTACCGATGCACCGAATGTGAAATATAACTTAAAGTCATCGGGAATAAACAAAGATTCGTGTTTTTCCTTTTCTTCAGATGGTTCCTTTTCCAAATCTTCCATTTC